CCTTCAGGATTCTCAGCAACAGGACCAAACAGGTAAGTTTTTGCTGTGAATCGTAAAGTATATATTAAAGCTCTACGTGTAGAGAAGTCTCCTTCGTAATCATCCTGAAAATTAACTGAATTCAAAACAACAGGAATATCTCTTTTTTCTCCAATTGATTCAACCAAATCCACAGTAATGTTGAAAGATGGTTGAAAATAAGGAAGTATCTGCTCTACAATTTGAAGAGCATCATCATTTAATTTTGAGAAAATGCTTAGCTCAAATCCAATATTATATGGGACAGGCATGAAGACTTTCTTCATCTTGTCATTTCCATCAACCGCTCTGAAAGTCTGAGTAATTCCAGATTTCCTAGTAGAATCGTATGCAATAGATGTCATTTCAAACGACATTCTAGGCATGGTAATCTGAACTGGTTTATCCAGATTTGCCTGCTGTTCCAACCTTGCCAGAAACTTCTGTGTTGGACCATATGCCAAGGGAACTTTTAATTGACTTACAACACCACCACTTGAGTCTTTGTGCTTGATATTTAAATCATTAAACAAAGTACCAAAAGATATGATAGTCTTTCTGATAATTTCGTGGTAGTAGTAAGTTCCTAACATTAGTATGTTCCGAAGGGATTAGTTTCGCTGAAGTCAATTAGACTATCTGCTTGTGTCTCAAATTCATCATTGTCTCTGTATTTATCCGTCTCAGTGTTAGCAACACCAGTATTCTTAATAACATAGGCAGCACCAGACTTAGCGCCAGTAAGGGTTTCTCCAGCATAGAAGTAACCAGAAGTAAGACCAACACGAAGAATATTAGTGTCTGCATCCCATCTCTTGACTCTACCAGACATACCAGATCTAGATCCAGTTATGACCTCGTTGAACCAGTAAGTTCCAATACCAGTCGTCGCGGCGGAACCAATAGTTACATTTGGAGCAGATCCTAAGAATCCAGCACCAGCATTAACAATTCTGATTTCACTGATGGTTCCTGCAGCAGATACAACTGCCTTAACACTAGCAGCGATGGTTGGAGACAGAGGAGGTGCAGCGATAGATACTGGAGGAGTTGTAGTAAATCCACTACCACCATCAGTAATTGTGAATGATATGACACCTCTGTGAGCAGTAATAATTCCACATGTGGCAGCGGCACCAGTTCCGCCACCACCACTAATAGTAATCGTTGGTGCTACAGTGTATCCCGTGCCTGCATTAGTCAGTAAGATTTCTGATATAGAGGTGATGTTATTTCTGGTTGTTGTAATTGCTACCGCTGTAGCGTCGGTTCCACCAGCAGGTGCTGTTGTGATTGCAACAGTTGGTGTACTAGTAAATCCAGATCCATCATTATCAAGGAATATCTTCTGGACGTACCCTGTGCCTACAGATGCTGTCGCAGAGGCACCAGAACCCGTTGAGAACATCGTAAGGTCGAGAATGTATCCCTGATCCTCAAGAACAGTATCAATTGTATCAATAGAGGTGTCAAAGACTTCATCCTCATACTCAAAGAGTTCACATTTGAGTTCATAAACATAGTTCTTACCCAATTGATAAAATGGGTTCTCATGCTCAACAAATTTGACTTCAAATAAACGCTTACCGAGTGGGAAGTAAATTAAGTCTCCCTCTCTAGGTCTTCCCGATACTTCAACTTCCTGATCACTCATGTCATCCAAGAAAGGAGAAATAAAATCTTCAAATCTCTCTCTAGATACTGTGACTGTCAACTCATCTCTGAGACTGACACCAAACTTGGTCATGATGTCACCAGCACCACTATAACCATCATATGTGTTTACATATGCTTCCAGCAAGAAATTATCATCAAACTTAGAAGACTGAACCTCTTCAATAATGGTTTGTTTGCGGACATATTTTCTAGGGATATATGTTACTTCAACACCATATATCTTGAGTTGTTCATTAATCAACTCTTGTACTAATCTTTGTTCCCCAAAGGAACCTTGTAAGAAAAAGGGATTGAGTGCCATCAGCCAATAAAGTCAAGAGGTGGTAGTTCATATTCCATCGCCATACGACTACGAATATCAGCAATTTCTCTTTCACCGTCGTCGTAATATTGTCTGCCGTTGAGTTCAATTCCTCCTGGCAATTTAGTTCCACCAAACTTCATCATATTTGCTCCCCACTGTCTTTTAATTAATGCAGTAAGATATCTCTTCACAAAACTATCATTGTATATTTGTGTAAAACTTTGTGGGTCTAATGCACGATGACAGTCAATAACAATATAATCATCTTCAGTTACACTACCCCAGTCGATGTCAAGATACATTCTGTCCTGACGTTTGTTAAATCTAATTTGCTTATCTGGTGTTAATAAGAAGTCAATATCCTCAAGATAAGTCTTAGTCATCGCATATTGCAACAACTCTACGGAGTTGAAGTAATACAAATCATTTAAGAATAACTGATACTTGATACTGAACATTCCTCCAGAAATGCTGCTAGTATCAAATTTAAAAATCTTTTCAATACCAATAACTGAGTCTGGTACTTGAATAAAGTTAGATGTCTCGTAAAAATTATTAGTTGTTGTTCCATATCCACTAATAGATGTGGATGTCGCACTGGTGGTTACAATACCTGCAGTATTTGTGCTTGCAGTATTATTGGTTGCCTTCCCTCTATCAATATCTGCCTGCGTAAACTTATATTTGAGGTACATCCTCTCAACACCATCATAGTGGCGCTCTTGAAAATACTGAATAGCATCATCAACCAAATCGTCAATTTGGTCGTCATCAACGTTGATCTCCAACACAGGAGCACCAAGTTGTCTTTTACAGTAATCAATCAGCCCTTGGCGTGTTGACGGTTTTGCCATTAGAATGCCTCAGAATCTATATTTTTAGTAGTTCTTTTAGGTTTTCTCAACTTCACTAATTCATTTTCTTGTTCAGCAATTTTTGATGTTAAAGATTCTACTTGTTGAGTTAGAGTTAGAACCTTTGCTTCCATAGCAATTGATTGTGATAAAAAATCATTTACTTTCTTTTGATAAGTTACTATCAAATTTTTGATCTCAGATTCATTCATAATTGATATAAAAAAAGGTGGGACTCGCCCACCTGTATTTATAAGTTGTCTTTAACCTTAGAACGAGCCACCATCTACAGTTATATTTTCTAGATTTCTTGTAGATCCACTACAGGAAATAACTGCTTGACTGTTTCCTTGACAATCACTGACGGTCAGTGCTCCAATCTCAAGATTAGCATAAGAGATACTTCCCATTACGCTTGAGGATTCGGAAACTTCATCAGCGATGACGATTCTTCCAGCACTATCGTCCCAGAACATAGCAGCGGTCTTAGCAGAACCACTGTAGTAGTGCATTACAACACCAACGTCAATGTTGGCATCAGAAGAAGGTGCTACCAGAGAACCACCACTGTTAACAAGACCAACTTCAATCAGAGAGTCTTCAACCTTTAAGGTCTCAGTATTGATGATAGACTGAGAACCTAAGACGGTAAATGTACCGTTGACAGTCAGATCATCAGCAACTGTGGTTGTTCCATTAGCAGAGTCAAGAGTTAATCCACCAGAGGAAGTTGTGAGAGTGTTGGCATCAAGACTCAGATTATCAACTGTTGCAGCACCAGTAACTGCAAGGGTAGTGCCATTAAAGGTAAGATTGGCACTGTCCTCAAGAGCACCAGAAGTGCCAGCAATAACAACTCTATTGTCAGTAAGGTCGCTAACCGTTGCAGAAGAAAGAACTGTTTCTCCCCCAGAGATATTAGCACCGCCATTAGCATCAATAGCACCAGTAACTGTCAGACCAGCACTAACAACAGCATCTTTAGTAACTGTGAGAGAGTCACCAATTGTAGCATCACCATCTGTAGTGAGAGCACCAGCTACATCAAGAGTTGAACCATTAAATGTAAGGTTTGCATTATCTTCAAGAGCACCATTAACTCCTGCAAGAACAACACGACCATTAGTTAAGTCACTAACAGTTGCAGAAGAAAGGGTTGTTTCCCCACCACTAACATTTAATCCTCCACGGAGAACTGCTGCGTGGTTGCTATTTACTACGTTGGATTGAGCAGCAATAGCATTACCCATATAAGCATGGGCAGAGCACTGATAATGAAGAACCTGAGGTGTAGTGTCAGTTACTGTAATCTCAGTGTAAGCACCAGAGTTACCAGCAGTACCGTTAGTTGTTACGTTTGTGGTATATGCAGTGGTCTTATCTGACTCAAGATAGAAGCGAATTGGATGACTACTGTTTGAGTTATCTGATTGGTCAAAGCGATAAGTTTTTCCAGGAACGAGAGTAATGAAAGGAGACTGAATACCATCAATAAAGTATCCAGAACTAGAACCACTTCCGAAGTATCTGTGATCTGCTGTCTTGGAAGCAACAGTAACAACATAATCAACTCTCGTAGAACTTGCTGCACCAACAAGTGCCTTATGTCCAGAGAACTGAGTAGCAGTTACAATACCAGAAGCGTTTACATCCACGATGGATGTAATTGAATCACTTACAGTGACATCTCCAGTAACTGCGAGAACACTGCCGTTAAAAGTAAGATTTGCACTATCTTCAATAGCACCACTAGTACCGGCAATAACAACTCTGTTATCAGTAAGATCGCCAACAATCAGAGAGTTGGTAGAAAGATCTGTGCCATCATAAGTAAGGTTTGCGTCATCTTCAAGTTCACCAGAAGTACCAGCAATAACAACTCTGTTATTTGTTAAGTCACCGATGGCTGCAGTATCGGCAGACAGAGTGTCAATATTGGCAGTTCCATCAAGGTGAAGATTTCTCCACTCTTTACCAGACTCACCCAAGTCATAAGTGTCATCATCATTTGGAACGAGACTGGAAATAAATTCGCCAGCAACATTGATGTCGTCAGTATCAGCATCACCAAGGTTAATTGTTCCACCTTTGAATGTTGCTACACCGACGAATTCGGCATATCCCTGGACGTTTAAGTTACCACCAACAGTTACGTTCTTGTTAACACCAAGACCACCGTCAATTTGGAAAGCACCAGTATTGGCATTTCCTAAAGTATTATCGGTAGTATTAGTGACTGTTGTTACACCAGAAATATCAACCGTAGAGTCAACATCAAAGTGACCTGTTACTGTGGTAACACCAGTCAGAACTGAGTTGGCAGAACCGGCACCCCAACTAAGGTTTCCGCTTCCATCGTTGGTAAGAACACTACTTGCCCCACCTTGAGTTCCGGGGAAATAGTAAGTTACGATACCAGCAAGAGATGCTGGAGATGCAAGTGTAATATAACTTGTACCGTTATTCGTGCCTTCTACGAGGTTAACACCAGATCCACTGGTAGCGCCCTCAATAGTCCAGAATCTCCCTGAACCTACGAATTGATTGTTTGAAGTCGTCGAGTCAATACCGACGTAGAGGTCATATTTGTCGGTTGTAAAACCTGGCTCACCTGCCCTCAATGCTGGCAAATTACTAAAGAGACCTCTCTTGAACTGTAATACAGGAGCAGCCATCTTGTAAAATTCTTACCTTTTTATCTATTTAGTTAAAAAATTACCTACTATTTAAAAAGTTCCGGCATCATATGCTTCATCATCACTACCATCAGCAAGGTCAACAATTTGGTGTGCAGGAACATGAATATATTCAGAACCATTAAACATTATAAAAGTATTATTTGCTCTAGCACCGATGTTTATATCACCAACATTTTGCAACTTATCAACTGTTCCCGTGGCAGCAGATTGATTTGATGCTACAACCTTTATAGCGTTTGTTTGTCCGACCCTAACAGTCGTAGTATTGTTATTAGTTTTAACTCTAATATTCGCCATTAGAATTTCGTTGCTCCAGCGCGTACTAGGACCATACCTTCAATAACTCTACTCATTATACCGGCATTATCAGTCATCACAACATCATAAACATACCTACCATCTTTCAAATTGGCAGTTTGAGTCGTCGTCAAACCAATTTTGACTTGACCGTTTGCTGCATTACCGTAAATAGATGAAGTAAATGTAGTAACACCTGAGGTAGCACCTGGATGCTTCCTCATCTGAGATTTAAATGTATAGTTAGTCAGATTCAAGACAGAGTTAGATGTCCCATCTTCAAGAGTGAAGACCTGACTAAAATCTGTACTTTGATCAATTTGAATATTACTGACGTATACTGCCATTTTTCAAAGGTATTTTAAGTATTTAGGAAGGTAGTCCTATTACACCAACAACTTCTTGTTGCTTGAAATATAGCTTTGCGTAAGATTTACAAATGTTTTGAAGTTCACCAATATTATCACACTCGTCAATTAGTCTTGCCTGTTGCTCGTAAGCAAACATTTTGGACATTGTTTCAAGTTTGATTTGATCGGGATCCATTGATAAACTCCGTGAGAAGGGACTTGATTTCATCTATGTCTTTCCGCATTTCATCAAGTTCTTGTTTTTGACGATCGCGGTTAGATCTCATCTTAACATATTCATTATAACCAGTTGTATCAGTATTGACAATAGCACCTGCATCTGTACGATACAAGTGCTTATGATCTTTTACCTTTTTCATCATGCAAGAGCAATAACTCTAAAGTCCTTAAACCTTGGTGCTCTTGCTTCATTTGTACCACTCATAACAATCTTGATTCTGAATGCATTAAATTGGTCAAGATTATCAGCACTAAACTGATAGTCTATATATTCATCATCTGCGCTCGAACGAACGAAAGCATCTGGTTTACCATTATTGAGAACAGAATCAACCACTTCATCACCAAATCCATCACCATTAGTATCTTTTAAGTTATCAAATCCAGGGAATAACTCAAATGCTTGTTCAATACCGTTAGAATCAACTCTAGAGAGTTCATAAAGAACTCTAAAATCTGCCGAAGAATGTCGATATGCAGAAACGAGTACTTTCAAAGAAGATGCAGGTTGTGCAAGTTGTATTGGTTGTGTAATATAGAATCCAGCATGTGGATCCGCATCAATAGAATTAACTCTTCCATCATTCGCATAATCTGAAATTGGATTGTTAAGTCTATTTCTTCCAAACGTAAAATTAGATCCTTGAAGGTCAATTGTTGGAGAAAGATTTGAATCTACTGTGCTCATGTTGACTGCAAGAGTCAGAGACTTATTATTAGGAAGATTTGTCAGTCTGGTTGTTTCGTTTATTCTAGAAGCAACGATTCTTGGAGTAGTCAAAGGATTAGGATTGTTCAGAGACACATTTTCATATCCTTGATCAATAAACGAAACTTCAGAACCTCCAGCACTAGTTCCAGATACTGTTCTAATTTGAGCATCTGCAGTAGTGCTTGTATCTGGGGTGAACAAATTAATTCTTGGTGTAATTTGATCAAACTGAATATTACTCGAAGAGAATACAATCGAACCACCGACACTATTTTCATCAGTAAAACTAAGTTGATTATCTCCTGCGGTTCTAGTTCCACGATCAATTTGAAGATGATAAAGGTCAAAGTCTCTATTATTCTTTAAGGTAGAATCAGTAGGCATATTATGTTGCTTATTGATTCTATGAAGAGAAATACCATTTAATTCGTAGGTAAAGATTTGATCATTAAGATCATGAGATCTCTTAAGAGAACCATCCATTCCTCTCGTACCTATTCCAAGTGTTCCAGCTCCACCAGCACCAGCAGTAATAGAGTTGTAATAAATGATTTCGTTATTGACCTTGGCATAACCCGTAGAGGTTGAAATGCCTTCAAATGTCGCGAAGAGTGAGGTATTAGCAACTGAAATAGTTGTATCACTCAATCCAAGTGGAGCGTTGAGAGTTGTTGGTATCGTATTTGGTTCGATATCTGCAAGAACGACAACGTTGTTATCTGCATGAAGACCGTGATTTGTTTGCTCAACTTCAATAACTCTTCCATCAAACAAGTTGCTAATAAGACTAGAGTTTCTAATAGTTGTATCTGCGTAGGATACTGCAACATCAGGGGAACTATAAACAACAAGTGGTTGACCCTCAGTGAAACTCTCACCTTGAACATCAGTCAAATACAGAGTATCTTTGCCGGTGATATTTTTAACGGAGAATTGTGCACCACGTCCTTTTGCAACATCAGAAGTTGTAATTCCAAGAACATCACCAACGACATATCCGTTTCCAGGAGTTGTAATGAATGGATTTCCAGTAACTGTATTATTAGAAACTGTCACAATACCAATAGCTCCAGATCCAGATCCAGTAATAGAATAGAAGTTTACATCATTAAAGGTTCCATTACTATATCCTGCACCAACTAGATTACTGGTAGTGTTGGCAATATTTCCGCCTACTTGTTCAATATTACCACTAATAGCAGCAGAGGATGTATTATCACTGACTTTTTTACCAATAGTCAGGATACTATCCATCGCAGAGGTTGTTGTAATTCCAACCTTCAGTTTTCTTGGAAGAGTTGTAATAGGATTATTTAAAAGTTTAGGAGTCAAATCACTTCCATTTTCTAATGATGGGTTATAGAAGTATGCAATTCCAGGATCCTTAGTGAAGTTTGCTTTATAAAGATCAAACTTCATGTCCTCAAACTGACTTGCTGTCCAAATTGTTCCATTCTGAGATTTGAACAAACTTCCACCAACATACTGTTTTGTTACAATAACACTTTCAGCATCGGGGAGTATTGAAGCATTTACTGTTTTTTCGCCCATTCGTGCTACCCAAACTTCATATTGATCTGAAGATGGCGCAAGAAGAACAAAACAATACTCACGATCTGGTTCTAGATAAATTGGTGAGGGGAAAGTTATTGTAGTAGGAACAGATGCGTCACTTGAAACATTAATATCTTTTGGTTCAAGAGTAACCTCAGAATATTCTGTAACTAATTGATTAGTTGGTGTTCCCAACTCGACAGTTCTCAGTTCACATGTAATTTTTTCATTCTCATCCTTAGATGCAAAGTAGACATCAAGTTTGGTTAAAAATGCTCCAGTTTCATCAACAGTAAATGATTG